AGTTCCATAGTGTATTCTGCTTTCAACGCACGAGACTTAGCAGTTACTGCTACTTTCTCGATTGAGAATGCCATTTCTGCGAATGCATTGTCTCCCGCATCACCGAGTGCTTCTGCAGTAGCAGTAGTCATACCACCGAATGCAGGGTTAGCAACTGGATCAGCAACTTGGTTGTTAGCACCACCTGCTTTCTGACCAGAGAATGCAGTGTTTGCTTCACCAAAGAATGCTTCGTCACCAGTTTGACCTTCGTAACGTGAACGCATTGCAAAGATCAGTCCAGTAGGACCAGTCATAGGTTGAACACCTGCAACATCATATGCAATCAAGTTAGGCATTGCACGACGGACAAGTGAGATGAGTACTGGATCGAAAGTATCGATAGCACCTGAACCTGCTACAGAAGATGAAGCACCAAAGTTGTTAGTTGGTGCAGCTTCACCAAGAAGTGAAGGTGACTGATATCCACCAGTACCTACTGCTTGTTCCATAGCTGAACGCTCTTGGTTTTCTAAAAGTTGTGCAACGACTGCTCTTTTATGAGTGTCCTTGATGCTATCCAATTCAGGATGCTCAAGAACTGGTTGCCACTTTTCTGTTAATGTGTCTACTGACATAGTGGTTTCTCCTTTCGGGTTTTACTTTAGTTATTTATAATTTTTTACTTTTTAATGCTACTTGAAATGGCATTCATGTAAACTGACATTGGACCAGACACTGAAGTAGATACATCTTCTTCAATTTCTACTGGTTCATCCTCAACCACAAAACCCTCACTGAGATCTTCTTCTTTAGGGAAATAGTTCTCTTTGATAGTTTCTAGTTTTTTCGTGTAAGACTCTTCGTCTTCAAATTCAACACCTTCAGCAAGAGATTTCATTTTCTCTACTTGAGTATCTGTGAGTCCTTCGCACACTGTTGACAGTGCTGATTCTTTCTTAGACTCTGAGATCTCTTTACGCAGTTCAATGCTCTTTGCCATTTCATCATTCAGTGATTCCTCAAGTTCAGCAACCTTAGATGCCAATTCGTCAACAAGGTCAACTTTTTCTTCAGGAATGTCAATATAGTTTTCAGTGAACAAGTTGCGGAGACCAACCATGAAGTTTTCGACGATCTCTGACTTAATACCCTGCTCAACAGCAAGTTCATTCTCTTTCATCCACTCTTCTGCGACATACTCAAGGTAGTCGTCAAGTTTAGCAGACATAGACTCAATGATTTCTTCCTTCTCTGCTTCTAGTTCTGCTTCCAGATCTACAGTAACAGTTTCGAGGATTTCATTGACTTTAGAAACGACAGCAGCTTCAAAAATAGTAGTTGCCTTTTCTACGAATTCTTCTGAAAGTTCTTCACCCGCAAATACTGCATTGATGTCTTCAGATACAGAAATGTCTTCTGCAGATACTTTCTGAATTTCACGCAATACTGGTGTACCTTCTTCGAGGTCAAGATCTTCCTTCTTGAAGTAAGAAGATGCGATATCTGCTTTCTTCATACCCTTCATCTTTTCAACCATTGCGTTGATCATGCCAACTTTGGTATTAGGTGGTTTGATGTTAGATGAACCTTGTGCAGGTGCAGTCTTATCGATCATTTTGCCGTCACCACCCGGTGCTTTCGCATCCTTGTTTTCTGGATCAGGGATTTCAGATGGATCACCCATCGATGCTTTCTTTGCTTCCTCAAGATCAGTCTCTTGAGTCTCAAGAGTTTGTACCTCTTGAACTTCCAGTTCTTGTTCTGACATAGGAATACTCCTTTTAGTTGTATTTAAGTTATTTATAATAATTACAATTTAGTTAGAAAATCTTCGAAAATTCTCAACTTTGTATCTTCTAAATCTTTTCGTGAAGAGGTTTTGACCTGCTTCTCGTAGTCAGCAACGGTTGCTTCACGAATAATACCGTTGTCCCAAACCCATTCTTTGCCTTCCATGATACCGTTCACAAACGCATCTGGTGCTGATGGGTCAGCAACAATGTCTGCCGCAGTTGCAAGGTAGAAGTCAGACTGTACTACACCGACTCCATCCTTTGAGGGTTTAACCGAACCCATACCACGAGATGACACACCGAGTTGACCACCGTCTTTGATCAGTGATTCAACAATCTTACCGTATGGTGTATCAGTCATGATCTTTGCTTTACCCATAAAGTTAGAACCATCTCTTTCTAACTTAGTGATCATATGTGATACTCTTTCAAGATTGATAGTCGGACCTTGTGGATGTCCTAACTCACCATACGCACGATTCTTCTGAACATACTGCTCATTGTATCTCTTGACTTCTTTGTCGAGTACATCAGCAGGGTACAAACGACCGTTACGGTTCTTGATGTCACCTTGCATAAAAACACCTTCGATGAACATACCCTTCTTGCCTGTTGCTTCGTCTAGTGTTTCTGTGATGTAATTGACTTCTTCGTTTACTTCGCAGATGAGTTTCATATTAGTTCCTATTGATTATCGTAATATGTTTTAGAGAGTTCACTCCAAGGACCGTCAGTTCTTGTAGGATAATCGTTACCTACTCTCCGGCACTTAACATAAGTTTGTTCTGTCACACCTGATGGTCTGGTAAAAGTTCTAATTCCAGATGCCACCGTTCCATTTGCTTCACGGTAGTATTGATCATCTGGATGAACCTTTGCTCCCTCTTCAAGTATACCTAAAGTGGGTGCATTATCATATTCCCAAAGTCCATTAGATCCCGGTACTACAACCCATGCCATATTACTTACCGAACGCAACACCCATCAACTTGATGAGTACTTCTGGTGACTTCTCGATCTGATCGACCATCTTTTCTTTGTTCTTATCGTTCAGTTTTTTGTGTAACTGAACCATTGCATTAGCAGTAGTCATATCAACTGTGACTGACTTACCGTTTGCAAACTTAACCTTCTTTGCACCCTTTGTCTTTACGATATCTTGCAGTGCATCCCAGACTTTACCTTCCGATAACTCGGATTCCTCATCGTCTTCGGATTCAACTTCTTCTTTAATGTCACCATTAAAGACATGATCCTGACCCGGTGCAGGGGTGTAGTCTGTCTTCGTCACTGTATGTTGGTTGATGAAGTCCTTCTCTCCTTTTGCAGGACCGTCGGTCTTGCTTGGAACATAATCTGAAGCAGGTGCTTCTTCAACGAATTGACTAAATTTCTTGATCGCCATCGGTTTCCCCTTCGGTGTCTACTTCGTATTCTTCCTCACTGAAATCTTCTTCATCGACTTCAGCAGACATGAAATTAGATGCAACTTTCAATCTTTTCAATTCAAGTGCATCTTGCACTTTCTGGGTTAGCAGGTCATGCACTGCACTTTTGAAATCTGAAACATTATCTTTCATCGCAGAATTAATTGCGTCTTGTGTTGTATATTCACTCATGTCGTATTCTCCTGTTCATATTTATAAAAACTTAGTATCCACCGTTACCATCCTCCGGTTCATCGTATTGATCACCTTCGTCTTCGATTTCCTTATCGATCTGTTCCATATCATCTTCAGTTTGTTGTAGTACATTTTCACGCACCCATTTGACTGAGTAATACTTACCGACATATTCATCGAGGTCACGCAATATTGACAGACGGTTCTGTAGAATCTCTGCATCTTTGAGTTCTGTGAAGTGATTGTCTTCAATAAAGTCAAAGTAGATGTCTGACTGGATATCTTTCCACTCTTGACGAGTCATNACACCTTTGAGTAGTACTTGCTTCTCAAGTAACTGTAAAAACAGTTCACTGAACTGAAGTCTGAGACGGTTTACAAACTTAGAAAACTTGAGTTCGTCACGAGTAATCTCTGATGAACGACCAAGATTAAACTGTCCTTCTGCTTCCATACGAGATGATGGCACACTTAATGCTTCGTATAACTTTTTGCGAAAGTATAATACGTCATCCAACTCACCAAGGTTCTGACCACCCGGTAGTGTTGTGATTTCTGTTCCCTTACCACCTTCACGACGAGGCAACCAGAAATCTTCAAGCATTGTCATATGCTTACGATCATCTTTGACTTCACCAGTGTTTGCATCATAGACGAGTTTGTTCTTGTGCTTGACCATCATATCACGCAGGTATTGTTCTGCCTTACCCTTTGGTAGGTTACCCACATCGATGTAGAAGATTCTTCTTTCTGGTGCACGAGCAAGACGATAGATAACTGTTGCATCTTCTAGCATTCTCAACTGATTCATTGGTTTCATTGCTTTATGTAGATGAGATAGAACCATTGAGTTATTTGTATTCTGTAATCCTGAGTGTGCGTATGCGATAGAATCAATTGAGATCTTTACACCCTGAGTC